CTGGATCTGATAAGCGGCGACATTGCCAAGCTCCCGCTGAACGTCTATGCGCGTGCCGGTGATGGCAAGCAGCGCGCAACCGGGCATCAATCCTACAACCTGCTGAGATACAAGCCGAACGCAGACCAGACCGCATTCGCGTTCAAGCGCGCGCTCGCATACCAGGCACTGCTCGGCAACGCCTACGCGCTCATCGAGCGCAGCGATACCGGGCGCGTGCAATCGCTGATGCTACTCGACGCCAAACGCACGCACCCGGTAAGGATGGGCGGCGAGCTCTGGTACGTCTACGAGACTGACAAGGGCGGGCGCATGAAATTTGAGCGCAGCGAAATCCTGCACATTCGCGGGCTCGCGTGGGATGGCGTCACCGGTCACAATACTCTCGACGTGATGCGCGAGACGCTCGGCGCCGGGCTAGCGGCTCGCAAGTACGGCAGCAAATTCTTCGCGAATAACGGGCGACCGTCAATGATCCTGGAGCATCCCGGCAGCTTCAGAAATAAAGACATCGCCGACCGACTGCGCAAAGATTGGGACCGCATCCACAAGGGATTAGACAACGCGCACCGCGTTGCCATCCTCGAAGAGGGTATGAAGGCGCGGCCGATCACCGGCAGCGCCAAAGATTCCATGCTGATCGAGGCCAGCGAATTCTCGCTGATCGAGGTCGCCAATTTCTTCGGCATTCCACCGCACAAACTCGGCCACACCGCGCGCACGTCATACAGCTCGCTAGAGCAGGAAAACCAGGCGTACCTAGATCAGTGCCTGGATCATTGGCTAGTGCAGATCGAGCAGGAATGCCGGGACAAGCTGATCACCGAGCGGCAGAAAACGACCGATTCGCACGTCATCGAGTTTAACCGCGAGGCGCTAATCAGCGCGGACATGGCGAGCAAAGCCGACTTCTTTCGCACCGCTCTCGGCGGCGCGCCATGGATGACCATCAACGAAGTGCGCAGCAAACTCAACATGGCGAGCCTCGAAGACATCGGCACCGAGCTGATTCTGCCGTCAAACAATTTTCAGCAGGCGCTTGACGTGCCGCTCGAAAGCGACGAATTGGCACCGGCACCCGACGAACCGGTGCCGAGTGCGGACGATGACAACCGCGCGCAACTGATCGCCAGTGCCGAAGCAATGCGCGCGCAAGTTGTCGCCAGGATGACGCGGCGCGTTGCTGGTGACGCGCGGAGAGCATCGAAAGACCGTGCCAAGTTCGCGGCATGGCTCGACGAGTTCGCGGCAAGTCACCGGGGAGTGATAGTAGAGGCGCTCGCGCCAATCTGCGGGATGCTGCGGGCGCTAGGCATCGACACCGACACCGACACCGAAGCCGAGGCGATCTTCGGCCGCTTTTCGGTGCTGGCAGCACACTTAGACGAGCCGGGCGAGATCACGCAACGAGTCGCCAGCTACCTACACGATTTGGAGAATATGCAATGAGCATCGAACGACGATTCACCGCAGCTTGCGAACTACGCAACGCCGACGACGACCAGAAAACCATCACCGGATATGCCGCAGTCTATCACCGTGCCGACGATGACGGCACCGAGTACAGTCTCGGCGCGGACATCGTTGAACACATTATGCCCGGCGCGTTTGACGATGCCATCGGGCGGGACGATGTCCGCGCTCTTTTCAATCACGACCCCGATCATGTGCTAGGGCGCAACCGTGCGGGCACGCTCCGACTCACTGCCGACGCGCGCGGGCTACGCTACGAAGTTGATATGCCCGACACGCAACTCGCCCGCGATCTCCGCGAGTCTATCAATCGCGGCGACATTTCGGGCAGCTCGTTCGCGTTCACAATTCCCGAAGGTGGCCAGGAATGGCGCGAAGATGGCGACCGCGTCATTCGCGAGATTCGGGCCGTCGCGCTGCACGATGTCGGGCCGGTCACCTATCCCGCGTATGAGAGTAGCACTACGCACGCACGCGCGTGCTACACTAAATGGCGCGAGGGGCGCACCGAAGACGCACCGGCACCCGCGGCAGAGCCACCACCGGAACCGGAACCGGTGCCAGGCATCCCGACTGACGTGATCATCGCCACCGCGCGACTGCGCGAGATCGACGCGGCCGAGTAGGCGCGGCAAAAAAAAATCGAAAAAAATCGACTTTCGCGCCTTTCTCTCATGAGCCCGACTCCTCGTACCCGTCTGATCGACATCGATTTCGATGCATTGTGCATGGACTCCAATCCGATGTTTGACCCCGTGCGTGGCGATACCTTGACCGACAATGCGTGCCATCAGCCGCCGTCCAACCGAGCGGCAAACGATGCAGCCCAGGCCGAGCTCCTCCAAGAGTTGGACACGATTATCGCTGCAGCGGGCTAACGCGAGGAGCGATTGTCTTGGGAAAAAAAATCGGATTTCGCGCCTTTAACGGCTTGTAATACTACGTTGCGAGCGTATCTTTGCCCCATGATGAACGCAGAAACAACCCAAACAGGAGCAACCAACATGAACTACCTCGTATCCAACCTCACAAACTGGACTGCCTACTGGGCGGGAGGTCCAGAGGATGCCCATGACGCAACCGATAAGTCCGCCTTGGAATTCATCACGGCGATTGACGGTGACAATGTCCGCACGGGCAGCGTTGTCGTCACCGCTGCCCAGTTTGTAGCCGACCGTCGCGCGCTGCTCGGCGGCGCGGCCATTGGCGAAACCTTCAGCATCTAACCCCACCCGCCGCGCCCGGCGGCTAAACCGGGCAAAACCCCAAACAGGAGACACCGACATGACTAACCTCGACCCAAAACTAACCGCCGCCCTGCTGGACATGATTGCTGGCCGCAATCCTGGCCGCGCTGGTCGCACTGCGCAGGATTGCGGCCTGTGCGATTACAACCGCTGGGACGGTTGGAAGATTAGCCCTCAGGGGCTTCTCTGGCTCGAACGCGCAGGCGAATAGCCGCCGCGAGTGAATAGCCCTCAGTGCTTCGGCGCTGGGGGCTTTTTTGTGCCTGGAACTTGCAAGACGGTCGTCTTGCAATGCTTTTTCGCCATTCAACGACCGACGCCCGGCGGCTAAACCGACACAGAGGCCGCGCCATTTCTGGTGCGGGAAATGAGCATCACGCGCACAATCCCGGTGCCGTCGCAGAACGGGCGTAATACGTTGCAATTTGTAGGCTCTTTTTCCAACGCCGCGCCCAGCGGCTAAACCGGGCAAATTAACGCCGCAAGTTGCAAACGCGCTTGCGGCGTTTATCTTTGGCAGTCCGGCGCCGTTGCGCTAGGCGCTCCGACATAGGCCGCGAGGCCGCTTAACTTTATCTGCCGTTGCCGATTCGCACGCGCCACCTGGTGCAGCGTATCGGCTTTTTTATGGCAAAAATGGACAGAAAAAAATGCCCACTATCAAGCAGCTCCAAGAACAGCGCGGCGAAGCGTTGTCCGAGATCCAGCGTCTCCGCGACGTGATCACCACCGAAGACCGCGACTTCTCCGCAGACGAACGCAGCGCCTGGGAAGCAAGCAACGACCACTTCGACCAAGTCAGCGAACGCATCTCGATCATCGAGCGCACCCGCAGCATCGAAGCCGCACAGCCCATCGTTGACGCTCCGGCAAAAGCCGACGCGCCCGATCTTCGTTCGGTGCTGATGAGCAATTCGCAGATCGACATCCCGCTCAGTCGCACCGCTCCGCGCACCGTCGCAGAAGCTCGCGCCAACTCCACGACGACCGACAGCGAAGGCGGCTACCTGGTTGGGACTACCCTCGGCAATGCCGTTGAAGTCGCATTGCTTGAGTTCGGCGGCGTCCGCGAAGTTGCTACTGTCATCCGCACCGAAAGCGGCAATCAGATCGATTTGCCCACGGTCAACGACTCCGGCAATACCGGCAGCGTCGAAGGCGAAAACGACGCCCTGGATACTACTGATGTGGTCTTCGGCGTCAAGTCGCTCAACGCCTACAAGGTTTCAAGCGATCTGGTAAAGATTCCGTTCGAGCTGCTTCAGGATAGCGCCTTCGATCTCGGTAGCCTTCTCGGCCGACTTCTCGGTGAGCGAATCGCTCGTAACGCTTCTGCGTTGTATACGACCGGTTCCGGTTCTTCGACCGTCAATGGTGTCGTTACCGCTTCTGCTGCCGGCGTCACTGCTGCCGGTGCCAGCGCGATCACCAGCGATGAGCTCGTCGATCTTTTTCACAGCGTCGGCCGCGCATATCGTCGCAATGGGACCTGGATGTTGAACGACAGCACCGCCAAGTATGTTCGCAAATTGAAGGATGGCGACAGCAACTACCTGTGGCAGCCCTCTTTGAGCATGGGCCTTCCGGACACGCTCTTCGGCGCTCCCGTCATCACAAACGATGACATGGCCGAGATCGCCACCGGCAACAAGACCGTGCTTTTCGGTGACTTCAGCCGCTACTACATCCGCGATGCTGGTGCCGTGCGCTTGATTCGCCTGAACGAGCGTTTCGCCGATAACGATCAAATCGGATGGGTCGCTATTCTGCGCACCGATGGTGAGCTGGCTAACGCCGGCACCAATCCCATCAAGCACCTCGTCCAAGCGTAGGCCACAAAACATTAGCGGCCCGGTGGAGTTTCCCTCCCTGTACTTCACCGGGTCGCCCCTTCGGGGGAGGAGATAGAATATGACGAAGAAAATCAAACTACTCACCGGACGTTGCGGGCCTGGCGGCTCATTCGCGCCGGGCGAGATCATCGAAGTCGATGCCGACGAGGCCGTGCGGATGCTCGCCAGTGGGCAAGCCGAACCGGTAGCCGCCAAGAAGCCGAGAACCGCAAGCAAGCGCGCGAGCAAGCCGGCCGAATGAGCGAATTAGTAGGGCGCACCCTCGCCACCGCGCCGACCGGCGAGCCGATTACGCGCGACGAGTGCAAGACATTCGCGCGCATAGACTCGACCGCAGAAGATTCGCTGATCGATTCGCTACTCGTTGCAGCGCGTGAACTGGCGGAAGAGTATTGCGATCGGCAGATCATGCAGGCGACCTACGACCTGACCTATGACGCTTTCCCCGGTGCCGGATTTATAGAGATCCCATTCGCTCCGACATCATCGATCACAAGCGTCAAATATGTTGACGCAGATGGCGTACAGCAAACGCTCGCCGGTGCTGATTATGTTGCCGACGTGGACGTTGACCCGGCGCGCATCTATCTCGCGTACAACGCTACCTGGCCGACCGTGCGGGCACAACGGCACGCGGTCACGGTGCGCGCAGTCGTCGGCTATGCTGACGCGGATGAGGTGCCGGATGCGATCAAGACCGCGCTCAAAATGATCGTCACCGCTTGGATAAATGACCGCGAAGGATGCGGCGCGATGCCAGACGGTGCCAGGCGCATCCTCGACCGTTACCGC